CGAGCAGTACCCGCTCACCAACCGCTGCTGCGCCCAGGTCACCGCCTGCGGAATCCGGACCAGGACCCGGTACTCCACCGTGGTCTCCACCAGCGCCACCGGCGGCACCTTTAAGCTGCTGGGCAACACCTGCCCCTGTCCTACCAACAATCTGAGGAGCATTAACGGTACGGCCCCCGCCGCCCCTGCGGCTCCCACGACCTAAGGAGGGCGCAGCATGAACAAGTACACTAAAATGCGGCTCATGACCTCCAGGAGCCGCCAGGATGGCCGAGACGGCGACCGCCGGGACTACGACCGCCCCGACATGCGGGACGGTTACAGCGGCCCTGAGAGCCGTTTCCGGGACCGCGACGGACGTGAGCACTATAACGATGGCCGCTATGCCCCCATGAACCGGGGCGGGGAGTACAGCGGCCGGCCTATGGACCTGGTCGGATACAGCTACCCTCGTTCTGAGTACATGGAGCCTTATTCCCACTATCCCATGACCCCCTATGTTCCGCCTGTCTATCAGCGGGAGGACTGGCATACCCAAGAAGGATACCGCCCCATGAACAAGATCGGCTTCTCCGTCGATGGCGAAATGGAGCGGCTCCCCCGGGAGCTGGGCCACGACTACCGCACCTCTGCCGGATATGATAACATGGAGGAGATGTCCAGACGTTATGGCGGCGGGTACGAGATGGGGCAGAAGCCCAGAGTAATGCCCGTATTCAACCGCCAGATGGCGGAGGCGTGGGTTGCTGAGATGCGGAATGCCGACGGTACCCGTGGCCCTCACTTCTCTATGGATAAGGCCAAAGAGGTCATGAAGCAGTACAACGTGGACTGCGACCCCATGGAGTTCTGGGTGGTCATCAACTCCCTGTACTCCGACTATGACCAGGCGCTGAAGAAAAACAACGCCTCCACCCTGGAGCTTTATGCCTGTCTCGCCAAATCCTGGATTGAGGACCAGGATGCTGTGCCCAATAAGCTGGCGGCTTATTACACATATGTGGTGAAGCACTAAAAAGTTCCACCACCTTTTCCACCACTGAATTAATTATGTATGACCATTTTTGAACAGTCAAAGGGTGGAGCACAAAAAACGAAAACCGCCGAAAGTCCTTGAAACACAAGGCTTTCGGCGGGTTTTCGCATGGAGCAGGTGAAGGGAATCGAACCCTCGTGTTCAGCTTGGGAATCAGTATACTATAAACCGAAAATCTGTTGTTACACAATGGTTTAACCGACTTCCATTTTTCTTGTTCCACCAGTTTTTCCACCACTCCCATCCAACATAGCTATCCCAGCGTGTAGGACTTCTCGGTCCCTGTGGGTATAGATATTGGCGGTTGTGCTGATATCACTGTGGCCCATCAACTCTTTTGCCACGTTGAGCGGAACCCCTGCCCGCTGGAGGTCTGTGCAAAATGTGTGCCGGAGGCAGTATGGCGTCAAATCTGGGGAGACTACTGATTGTATAATCTGGTTCCGGTAGACTTGCGCTCCCAAGTAAATATCTAGTTCCCTCCGAAACCCGGTCCACAGACGGCGGATACTCCCACTGTTTTGGATATTTCCTCGCTGCGTTGGAAAAACCGGGCTGAATGGCTTTCCTTTTGCTTTCAAAAGAAGGGGACGCAGTTGAGAATGTATTGGAATGTCCCGCACACCGGAAGCTGTCTTGGGTCCCTTGATGGCCCCGGAGCCGCTTTCTTTGGCGGCGTGGATATGAATTTCGTTGTGCTCAAAATCTACATCGGCCCAGGTCAGTGCCGCGCTTTCTCCGGGACGCATACCGGTGTACAGGAGTGTCAGCACCCACAGCCCAGAACGAGATGTTTTCGCCACCTCCAAAATAGCTGAACGCTCTGCGTCTGTCAATGATCGGTGGGTTCCTGTTTTGGTCTGCGGCAGTTCCAGTAGCTCTGCCGGGTCGTACGGTATCAGCCTAGATTGACGGGCCCTCCTGAACATCCCTTGAAGCACTTGCTTGACCTTTTGGGCGTGGGAACTGGACATGCCCGCTTGCTCGTTCATAATCTTCTGGAGGTGCGTATCCTTCACGTCTTTCAGCTTCATCCGTCCTATCCTGGGTTTGATATAGCCGTTGTATTTCTCCCGGTACATCCCCAGAGATTTGGCGGTCAGGCCCTTCGGCTCCTTGTAAGTGGACAGCCATTCCCGAAACCAGGCGTCCACCGTCATGGAACCACCGATAGCCTCTTCTCCCCGTTTTGCTGCCGCCAGCTTGTCGGCCAGCTTTGTTAGAGCTTCCAGCTCTGTCTTGCCTGTGGCCTCGTACTTCTTCCCGTTGTACCGGGCCGTCTTTCTAAAATATTTCACTTGCTTTTTCCCTCCATTGTATGTAAAATAGAGGGTGCAACTGACCGGCCAAAGTTCGTTGCACCCCATAGCCGTCTCCGGTGCTCCAACACCGGGGGCGGTTTTTTTAATCTAAATGATCTATTGCATAGTCGGCTTCTTCCTGGGTAAACCTTGCTCCATACGCTGACGTGAGTTGATCTCGAACATCTTCTTTTGAAAGATTCATTTTCTCATAATATACTTTGGCTGTTTCAAGTGCATTTGCATTAAAATCTGCATCTACGTTGTCTATGGCATATTGAGCAGCTTCAGGTTGGAATTTTCCTCCATACTCAGAAATAAGCTGATCAAAGATTCCTCGCTTTGACATGTGCATTTTATCGCTATAGGTCTGGGCTTGGCTTAATGCGTTCAAATATTCTTGGGGGACCGCTGGCTCTGCTGGCGTCTCTTCTGATTTAGAAGTGTCTTGAATCACTGTGCTTTGTTGAAAATTTTGAGGTGGCACCTGTGGCTTTTGGGGTTTCGTATCCTTTGGACCAAATACCATGCCAATAAACGCCAGCCCGAAAAATACAGCACATACAATCAACAATGGATTTTTCTTCTGCTTTGCACCACATTTCGGACACGCTTTTGCACTTTTTGCGATTTCTGCTCCGCAGACTTTGCAGTTAATTAGTTTCTCCATTTCTCTTTCTCCTCTCTATTTCGCCGCCTATGGCGGCATAGTACAACATCAACTGTCCAATAAACAGCCCTTTTCTAAGCCGTTTCTATAAATCTCCGATTTATCAAAAGCTTGTTCTAGTTTTTTGTGGAAAACTCCGGCTTGATTTTATGGTACATTAGTTCTATAATGGCCCCACTAAACAAAACGAAGGGGGCTTACATAATGATAAAGGATGAACTTATTCAAGAAATTACTGAAGCGATTGGTAAAATGGATGTGCGAGAATTGGACTTGATCTACCGAATGATAAAAGGCCTAATACAATAATCTTCTAAAAGGCTGAGCTAGCAATAGCTCAGTCTTTTTTCATTTCATTGACCATCTTCTCCAACACATCCCAATCGCGTTCGTCCAGCCGGGACAGCATTGCCACAAAGCGCCGCTTAAAAGTATCCTCTTCTCCTTTGAGAATCTGCCCGACAAAATTTGCAATCTCCTGGCTGCGGCTCATGGGGACGAACATCTCGCCCTCTCCAGTCCGGAGCCAGGTTTCGTTTACGTCAAATTCTCGACAAATAGAAACGATAATGGCGTCAGACGGTTTTCTTAAACCGGTTTCGTATCCAGTTACAGTGTTCCCTTTTACACCTATTCTTTCCCCAAATTCTGTTTGGGTAAGATTTTGATTCTTACGGATCATCTTTATCCTTTGCTCCATGTTTTCACCTCCGTTGTGATTCTGATTATACAACCAAAAACTCGCAATGTCAATAAAATTTTTTAAAAAGCCATTGACAATACTCGAGAAGAGAGTTATAATACTCGCATAGAGAGGAACAAAGGAGGTGAACAACGGTGGTTCTTAGAGAAGTCAACGAAGCCGCTTTAAGCGAGACAGAGCGCTTAGCGTTGGCGGCTTGTCGGCTGAACACTTGGGAGTGGGACGAAATCATAGGGCCGAAGCCAGAGGGTTTTGACGATCTTCCAGAGTATGACAATCGAAGGCTCAAAAGTGTCCGTCGTAAGATTCGGACCAAAAGAGATTATCTCATTGGGCCATTGCATTTAATTAAAATGAAGATCGGAGAAGCTGAAATAAGCCGGTTCTATTGGGTATATGTGCTTGGGAGAACCGAGGAAGAATGGCGGCGTTGGTGGGAAAGTGGTCAGGCTATTTTGTTCTAACCCACATTAAGATTATATCCTAATGGTCAGTAAGAGAGGTTATCAGGCTGAGGAGAGCGATTGCGGTTGTAATCAAATATGGGACCCAAAAGTTTCTGCGCTCACGGATTCTGTGTTCGACATAAGCGCTGCCCGCAAGGGTTATCTTGTACCCCAAGAATTCCCGTTCATATTGAGTATTGATAGGTCCAGATTCCCACCGTTCTATGAATTTGTTTTCTCTCAGAGACAAGATATGTTCGTTTTGTGACAGATCATCAGTTGTTTTGAGCTTGTTTTTGATTTCCTCTATCGTCAATCTTTTCTTTTTGTATATCTCTTTCAGCAAACGATACGTCTTATTGTCAAGCATAAAAACATCTCCTTTTGGATGTAAAGATTTTACCACATACCAGAAGGAGGCACAAGAGAGGAGTTGATTCAATGTCCGAGAAAGACAAGAAGATCATGGAGACCTTTGGCAAGGTCATCCCGAAGCTGAGCGACCTGGAAAAGGAGAAGCTGCTGGCTTTCGGTGAGGGCATGGCGTTCAAGGCCGACCAGCAGCGTGCGGAGCGGGACAGCGCCTGAGGCAGAACGCACCAGAGAGAGGGGGTGAAAGAATGAAAAAAGAGCACCCGCCCGAAAGCGGAGCACTCTATGAAATCACGGAGCTTTTCTTTGGGAGGCCCACCCCACAGGCAGTTCAAGTTTCATTTGAACTGGACACCCACGGGTGGAGCAGACTTGAACAGTCAGATGAGTGGCGGAATCTTCTGGAAGTTCTTGCGTGTGCTCAAAGAGAACAAAAGCACTTTGTGCGCTCAGTCCAGATATTGTGATGGGCATTGGGGTGGAGAATGTTTGTTTTCTGTCTATAACCTCTTGCCCGGAACGGCGAACAGTTTCATGCAGCAATGTCGGGGAAGCTGTACAGGCAGTTTTGCAATCTCCACATAGCAAAAACATTTGAGTTATAGCAATCGAAAGCCTTGATTTGTTTTCAATCCCAATGTGCAAGTATGTAACATCTTGGTATGATTTTATGCCATAAACACGGATTTTGAAGTTCTTGTGTTGTGTGACAATTCCATACAGAAGATTATACAGAGAAATCAAAAACCCCGTGATTGCTATAACTCTGGTGGCATTGTCCCAATTTTGGAGCCATGATTCAACACTGGATAAAATCGTTTTAAGGGGGAACACACAAATCACCTCGTGGGGATTATACCAAATTAAGCTAATGCAATCAAGCGCCTAATCCTATTACGAGATATGTCCGATAAACCGGACTATCAGAGCGCAAGAAACGGCGGGAAGGGGGTGAGAACATGAAAAAGAAACGCGGCCATGACGGCGGCGTTCCTGGGTGGGCTTGGTGCATAACTTGGGGAATCATGCTGGCAGGGGTCGTCCTCAATATCATAGGTATTGCAGGATTATTGATACGACAGCAGTAATCAGTGCTGCAACTGCAATGGCCGTGGTAATTATGTATCGAATCCATTCCATTCGTTTTTCTCTCGATATATCAGCTTTCCGCTCAAAGTAACATTTCCCGTCAGGCGTTAATCGAATTGTACTGGGTGCGTTTAGGTATCGAGTGACTTCAATGTAACCCATAGACTCCAGAACGCGAGATATTTGACCGGGGTCTATATTTTTCGGAAGCCCTTTTTGGTGCAACTGATTTATCTTTAAGGATTCGTGTATTTCTCCATCCTCATAAAAATCACAAATGATTCGCATAGCAGTATCACGATTCTTTTTTGAGAAAGTTTCCATTAAAAACGCCTCCTTCTAACTGATTTTACCACGTGTTGAAAGATGGCACAAGAGAGGAGTTGATTTAATGAGCTGCTACCCCGTTCTCTCCAGAGAGCTAAGGGAATGCAAATATAAGCGGTCGGATATTGCGGGGGCACTTGGAATTACAGCGAAAGCCCTGTACAACAAATTGAATGGGAAAACGGAGTTCACTTGGACGGAAGTCGAAACCATCATTAAGCAATTTTTCCCGTACTATGACCCGTTGGAGCTTTTCGCCCGGGCGGAGCAGGACAGCGCCTGACCATGATCGCACAGGCCAAGACCCATAAACCGGACTTGAGAGGGGGTGAGGGGATGGAGGTCATCATCAGGGGAGCACCTAACGAAATCGCCGCCCTTGTGCGGGCAACACAAGAGCGGCGGACAAAACAAGTTGAGATTCAATTTGACGGAGCTATTAACCGTCTTGCGAAAGTTCTTCGGCAAGCCAA